ATGCCTAAACTTGTCACTTGGATGAACAACCAGCGGGTAGGCGAGTTAACGAAGTTAGCCAACGGCGCGCACACCTTTAAGTATGCACCGGAGTGGTTAGCAAGCCGTTATGCCAGACCGTTGTCACTTTCGCTGCCATTGCAGAGGGGGAATATCACCTCTGATGCCGTATTTAACTTCTTCGATAACCTGTTACCCGATAGCCCGATTGTACGTGACCGGATCGTTAAACGTTATCATGCCAAATCCAGACAACCGTTTGATTTATTGTCAGAAATAGGGCGAGACAGCGTTGGTGCCGTGACGTTAATACCCGAAGACGAAACCGTAACGCATCCGATAATGGCATGGGAAAAGCTTACTGAAGCCAGACTTGAAGAAGTATTAACGGCTTATAAAGCAGATATCCCGCTAGGCATGATTAGAGAAGAAAATGACTTTCGCATCTCGGTTGCTGGCGCACAGGAGAAGACAGCACTGCTCAGAATAGGCAATGACTGGTGCATTCCGAAAGGAATAACGCCGACGACGCACATCATTAAATTACCGATTGGCGAAATCAGGCAGCCCAATGCGACGCTCGATCTCAGCCAAAGCGTTGATAATGAGTATTACTGTCTGCTGCTGGCGAAAGAACTTGGGTTGAATGTTCCGGACGCAGAAATCATTAAAGCGGGAAATGTGCGCGCGTTAGCGGTCGAACGTTTTGACAGGCGTTGGAATGCTGAGCGAACGGTTTTACTTCGCTTGCCACAGGAGGATATGTGTCAGACATTCGGTTTACCTTCATCGGTGAAATATGAATCAGATGGAGGCCCAGGCATCGCGCGGATCATGGCTTTTTTGATGGGGTCCAGCGAGGCGCTGAAAGATCGCTATGATTTTATGAAATTCCAGGTCTTCCAGTGGTTGATTGGCGCAACGGACGGTCATGCAAAAAACTTCTCCGTATTTATTCAGGCTGGCGGCAGTTATCGACTCACGCCATTTTACGACATCATTTCAGCATTTCCGGTCCTTGGCGGTACGGGAATACACATCAGCGATCTCAAACTGGCAATGGGGCTTAACGCATCCAAAGGCAAAAAAAACGGCAATCGATAAAATTTATCCGCGACATTTTTTTGGCGACAGCAAAGGTGCTGAGATTCCCGGAAGTGCAGATGCATGAAATCCTGAGTGACTTTGCCAGAATGATTCCAGCAGCACTGGATAACGTGAAGACTTCATTACCGACAGATTTTCCGGAGAACGTGGTGACGGCAGTTGAAAGCAATGTGTTGAGGTTGCATGGACGGTTAAGCCGAGAATACGGTAGTAAGTGAGATATGGGGTTTGGTCATTGTTAATGAGCATGACAATCATGACCGCCAACGACTGGATTCTTCCTTGGTTTATATTGGTGCGCATAATGTCAACGCGTTATGTTGAAAAGGCCGCTGCGAAAATCGAATCCCGCAGCGGCCTCTTTAGCATAACGTCATTGTGCGAACCAATAGCTACTTTTTCGTATAACTCTCTTCGCATTTAGCCAAAAACAGCAGATTAGTAGCGGTTAAATGAAGGGTATAACTCGCTAAATACTCAGGAACTTTTGTTATTTCTGCCCCTTGTCCATGTCCACCTTCTTTATTTCGAATGGTTGGAATACCACTCTCAAGTAGAATTCTTATTGAAGAAAATTGATTCTGGAGGTATTCAGGTACTAAATTATTTGCCAAACAACTGTTAATTAGTTTTTTAGCTGTGTCAGTATCATTAAATTGCCAAGAATGTTTTTTATGTATGGCTTTCATTAGACTTTCAAAAGATTTGAGGCAATCATTTAAACATTCTTTATATCGCTGATGTCTATAATGCTCATGGGCGGATAAAAACTCATCGTTTGCTCCGTTATAACTCTTGTTCTTACCAAGAATCTGAAGCGTAGGCTTTACAACATCAGAATGAATGAATTGTGAGTCAACTTTAACCAACTCTCCTGACTCAAATTGATATCCAAGACCTGCTTCTTTAAACCTGATATTAAGTTCTTCAATAGCATCATCAGGACTTTGCTTTACTAACCCTCTGAATTTCCACTCATTTGATCTTATATACCCGTCTATCAGTTTGAAACATATCTCAATGATATCCAAGCATTTTTCATGATCTCTCTCAGCTAGGAAATAGTCAAAAATTGCCCCGAAATTCGATTCAGGATACTGTTTGAGAGAGAATACACCATATTCCTTACACAGCGTTTTATGAACGAGTCTGTAAAGCTTACTTGCTTCCGTTTCATAGTCACTATCTTCACCGATAGTATCTCTTACAATATGAACAACCTGAACACGAAATGCATTTGGTATATTCGTGTATTGGTAAACATCAGCTACTTCACCTCTTAATTTTTTTTTGTCTTTTTGAAAATAATTCGAATATAGCCAATTTATAATCCTCAAAGATATGCCATTAATATGTCTGAGTTGATGAAAATCACACCGCTTTTACAGTCGTTTTCCACGGTGGAGTTACCAGTAATATGAGTTTCTTCTGTGCCACCAATAAAGAAGTCCGTATCCAATGATAAGAATTCCGAAAAACATCAACGACATTCCCCAGCCAGTTCCGTACCACGAAACCATATCATCGAAAACTAACCCACCCATTTCACGAACTCCGGCTGCTTCCTTAAGAATTGGTTTGAATACCGGAATCAGAAGGGCGATCGCAAGTGGAGCACCCCAGCGAACAAGACCAGTTTCCATTTTGATCCCGAAAAAGATCCCCGCACCGACAACAAGCAACCAGACTATCAGGCCAGGCGCAGTTTCTAGTGCTGTTTGCCATTCAACATCGAAAGTTTTCATTAGCCAGGCAACAACTGCCAGACAGAAAGCAAATACGCCTACAACAACCAGTTCAACGCCGCTTGTTTCGTTATTTCTACTCATCCTTTTGATCCTTTGTTGCTGTTCAAAATCCGCACAATAAAGAACGTGCAGTGTAGGTAATACTGCACGTTTGTACCATTCGTGGTACTTAATCCTTTTGTTTGGCAGACATGAGATCTTCTGCTGCATCTTTAGAGTAGTTATCAATCAGATAACCTAAAATCTCTGTCCATGTAATTGTTTTTCCTAGTTTTACACTGGCATTTATAGCCAGTCGTTCTAGTTTCATTTTTCTTTCTTCCGTCACGTTATAAGTCGTGCGCTTTGCCATTTTTTTACGCTCGTTCAATGCAATATTTGAAGTGAGTATACATGCTCATGAACTCATATCATCCAAGCCTCTTGAACTCACTAGCTCACTGGTGTAATGTTTAAACACTAATGAACTACTGAACTCATGTGTTAGTAAGTCGTCATTTTTGTAATTTTGAGGATTTATTCGTGATCGATTGGCTTACCGGGATTTTCCCTTGCACACACAAACCGCTTCCGGCGGGGAGTGTTGTCAGCGTTGATGCTGACGGTGCAATTGAGTGGGAAACCGTTAAGCGACTGACTGTTCGCGGTTCGCATGAAGCAACGATGAAAGTACGATCGATAGGATCTAATGGCGAAGGTAAAGCGACACATTTGTACATTGATGGTAATCCTTCCAAGTTTCTGCAGGGGCATTCTGTTGTTGGGTCGGATGATATACAAGGGCTCATGTTGACGGTCTATGCCAGGATTTTATCCTTATTGAATATTCCTCATGATTTAGCGGCTTATAAAGCCGTTATGGCAGGTCAGTATAAAATTTCACGTATTGACATTAATTACATGTATTCATTATCTACGCTGGAAAATGTCAGATCATGGCTTTATGCCGCCGAATTTAAAGCTAAAACACGCCATGGTCGCGCATGTGGGAAAGGCGGTACAGTTTATTTAGGTAAAAACTCCCGTCGATGGAGTCTGAAATTTTATTCAAAATATGATGAACACGTTTCTGGTAAAAAAGGGCACCAGATAGCCGAAGAGTTTGTACGAGCCGGGTTACTGGACTGGACGAAAGATAAATTACGTATTGAATTAACATTAAGAACAACTGAGCTTATTGATTTAAATTTAACGCTTGGCGCTAACTGGAATATGAAAACACCACGTCAATTATTCTCTGAATATGTAGGGAGAATAGAAATGAATCAGAATGCTATTTTAAGTGATGAAAAAATAACGAAACTGCCAAGAAAAATACAGTCAACTTATTTACTTTGGAAACAAGGGGCTAACATGAAAGAAATGTTACCTCATAACACTTTTTATCGCCATAGAAGAGAATTGCTTTCGTTCGGTATCGATATTAATTTCTATTGTGATTCACCAGACTCTAATAACGTTGTTCCGCTAATAAGAACGCTGGAAGCCAAGCCAGCGGAAATCCCCTTATGGATTTATGAGAAAGGTTTTATTTTCGATTACAACCGTATTTCGCACGCCAGTAGCTGGCATTAAAGGAAAGTAATATGTCTAATTATGGTCTTTTCGTTAAGGGTAAAATGTTGGGAGCCCGCCAACGTAATAAAGTTAATGGTCAGGGCTATTATAATGAAATTGGTATTGGCCTTGAAATACCTGATGGTTTTGGTGGTACAAAGCAGGATCAAATTATTATTCGAGTTTCTCAGGCTCTCGTTAACGCAGGTCTAATGAACCAGGCGAATGCTTTCATTGGGAAATTAGTTCAAATTCCTGTCTATGTCCGTGCGTGGTCAATGGAGGGTAGGGAAGGTGTAACTTATAATGTTTCTTCCGATGGTGGCATCGCAGAGATCAAAGGTTAAATATGGACGATGTTATTCAAATTTTGATAGCGTCTGGCATCGTTATTTCTTTTGGCCTCGGCGCGATTACTGCGGGGGTCTTTCGTTAATGTATATCGTTTATTTCTTCGGGGCTTATACCTTTGGTTTTGCCCTTTTCTATGCGGTCGGTTCATTTAAATCATTTTCTGACCGATTAATGTAACCTTAATGGAGTTATTCCTATGAAAATTCTGTCTACTGTTAAATATAAAGTTGCTCTGGCTTCAACTGCGCTTTTTATTTCTGCAAGTTCTTTTGCGGCTGAAGGCGCTACAGGTGGTACTGATTATGCAGGCCAGGCAATGGATGCTTTGTTGACTCAGGCAAATGATCTCATTGGTAAAGTATGGCCTGTTGTTGTGGCTGTGGTTGGCGCTGGGCTTGCCATTCGTATTTTCAAAAAATTCTCTTCAAAAGCGGTTTGAATTTCACTCAGGGGCACTCGTTGCCCCTTTATTAAAGCGGGTTACTATGAAAAGGAAAATATTAATTCTTTCCGCTGTCCTCATTTCTCCTTTTTCACATGCTGAGTCATGGGAAAGCATTACTAAATCCACTTATCAAAGTTCTGCCTATGCTGAAAGTAAGCAAATAACCAATCAGGATGGCTCTAAGATAACGGTTTACTATATTGATGCTGCTATGCAGGCCTCCGCTTGTCAGGGTGCTAAATCCAGTGCTCAGAGTGTATTTACTCGGATTAAACCAACTTATGAGGGTATCTGGCCTGATTCTGAATTCCGTCTTGTTTTTACTGGCGATTGTACTTACAGCGATTCACCAGGGCAGAAGGATAAATATTGGTCTTTAACGGCTTATATTGTTGGTAATATTCAGCGTTCTGTTCCTGATGAAAAACCTACTGACCCGACACCAGAAGAAATTTGTGAAGCGAAGCCGCCAGAAGAAGGTGTATTTAATAATGTTGATTCATATGATGGTGGTCGCTATATCTACTATAACGGCTGTGAATATGAGGCTACTGGTGTCATTGTTTGTCAGGGTGATGGTACTGTTTGCGCTGCAACATGGAAGCCTACAGGTGCTGTAGCTGACCCCTCTGATAAACCCTCAACCCCCCAAAATGGTGGTGGTGAGTCTGGCGGTGGTGAGTCCGGCGGTGGTGAGTCCGGCGGTGGTGAGTCCGGTGGTGGTGAGTCCGGTGGTGGTGAGTCTGGCGGTGGTGAGTCCGGTGGCGGTAGTTCTGGCGGTGGCTCTAGTGGTTCCAGTCTTTCTAAAGGTGATATTCAGTCTGCGATCGAAGGTGCTTCACCCAAAATAGCCAGCGATATTCATGATAAATTAACGGAGAAAGACACTTCATCAGATGATAAAAAAAAATGCCGATGAACAAACCAGGAATAATATAAATCGTCTTGACGATTCCATTAACAATCTTACGCGGGGGGCTGGCCGTTTTGCTGACCCTTCAGGTGGTGATTCTCGTTATGGAAAGGGCGACTCTGAATTAGATGGCGCTTCTACTTTAGCTGATTCTGAATTGGGAATTGAAAAGGATTCTCACGGTGCTTTATGGGAAGCATTTTTAAATAAAGGTGCTATGCTGCCTAATTTACCCAATGGTAACGGCTGCTCTGATTTTATTATTTTTCCCGGAGAGGTTTATCAGATTGATATTGGTTGCGATAAATTACTGACTATTAAAGATGTTCTTTCATGGGTTTTTTATTGCCTTACGTTCTGGTATGTCTTTACTTCTTTAACTTCATTGCTTCGCAAAGGGGGTGAGTGATGCCTTTATTATTAGGTATTCCTGCATTGTTGCGTTTTCTTATTGGTCTTGTTCCTTTGTTTATTGGCTATGTGGCGAGTTTTTTAGCTCGACTTGCTACCAGAACAGGATTAATTGCCTTTGCATTGGTCGCATTAATTACAACAACTGTTACGCTTTTAATGCAGTACCTTGCTGAGGTCATGTATAACGGTTTACCTGCTGATTTCTCCCATTTAATGGCGTCTGTATTGCCTGACCATTTTCAGGCGTGTGTTAACGTTATTATGGTTACTCGTATCAGTGTTTTTGTTTTCGATTTAAAACAAAAATTTCTTGATTATGCAAACAGGGTGATTTAAATGGCGGTTTATGTAGTAACAGGCAAATTAGGCTCAGGCAAGACACTTGTTAGTGTTTCCAGAATACAGGAAAGACTTGCTAAGGGTTGTCCTGTTGCCACTAATCTTGATCTTAAATTGCATAATATGCCTATGGTTGGGCGTTATGCGAAAAAAAACGCGCGTTATTCGCATTCCTGACAAACCTTCATTAAATGATTTACTTGCTATTGGTACTGGGAATACATCTTACGATGAATCCCGTAATGGCCTCCTTGTACTTGATGAATGTGGTACTTGGTTTAATTCCCGCTCATGGGGTGATAAAGACAGGCAACCTGTTATTGACTGGTTTTTACATGCCAGAAAATTAGGCTGGGATATTATATTTTTGATTCAGGATATTTCGATAATGGATAAGCAAGCTCGTCTGGCGCTTGCTGAGCATGTTGTTTATTGTCGCCGTTCAGATAAATTAAACATTCCTTTTGTTGGCTCCATTATGAATTTGGTTTCAGGGGCGAGATTTTCTTTACCAAAGGTACACTTTGGCATTGTCAAATATGGTGATAATGTTAATTCAATCACTGTTGATAAATGGATATATACAGGAAAATCTCTTTATTCTGCTTACAATACCAAACAAGCGTTCACAGATAATTATCCTCATGGCGCATTTTCGCTTTTGCCACCATTTATCACGCACGGTCAATTTTCTGTTCACAGAGGATTTAATTATTATATGCGCCTCACTAAAATTTATTTTCGCAAATCGAACCGTCTTATATTAATGCTTTCTTTTTTGGCGCTGGGGCTTGCGTTTGGTTTCTGGCTCCAGTCTGGAAAGAATGTTGATGAAATCTCAGCTATTAAATCTGCTTATGCTGAACAGGCGAGGGCGGTAACGCCTGATTCGTCCAGTGACTTACCCCGACTTTCTATTAATTCTTTTTCACAACTTGGCTTTGACGTTTCCGTTACGTTTGTTGATGCAAAAGGTATGAAATATCAGTATTTTGATTTGATTAAAGATGGTTATTCCGTTGATATTAAAGATGCCTGTCGTGTTGTTATTAGAAAAGGCCGTTATTTACAGACTGTTACCTGTCAGGAGTAATATTATTATGCGCTCTGTTATTGTTGCTTTTTTTATTTGCCTGTTCATTCTGCGTTTCTGCTGAAACTGTTAATTTAAATAATTCATCTGTTCGCTCATTTGTTCAGTGGTATTCTTCAAAAACTGGCAAGCCTGTTATTGTTAATCCTGATATTAAAGGAAACGTAACCGTATTTAATGCTGATGTTAATCCAGCAAATATTGATGATTTCTTTAAGTCTGTTCTGAATGCTAACGGTTTTGTCATGCTTTCTGGCAATCCTGCGGTAGTCTCTTTGCCGTCTAAATTACCTTCACAGATGGTTTCGGATTCCGATGATTCTGATAACCAGTCTTATGATACTTTTCCTTCTGAGCCATCTTACCAGCCAGTACCTGTGGCGCTTACGGTCAGAAATTTTAAGCTGACAAAAGTTAGATCGTCCGATGTTCAGCAACTGATTAAAATTTATCTTGATTCTAATGGTGGTGGTAATGTCGTGGATTATCCAGGCAATAACTCGCTGATTGTTTCTGCGCCTGACGAGCTGCTGCCGGTTCTGTCCGATTTTATCAATTCTGTGGATGTTGCCCGCGATCAGGTTCTCATTCAGTCGCTGATGTTTGAAACCAGCTTGTCTGATGGCGTTGATTTATCGTTTGCGGCAGGTTCTGCATCCGGTCATAAGGTTGCGGGGGGCTTTAATACTTCTGCACTGGGTAGCGCTCTTTCTACGGCGGGCGGTTCTTTTGGTATTTTTGATGGTAACGTGTTGGCGCTGTCTCTGCGTGCTGTCCAGAGTAATTCACGCTCTAAGGTGATTTCAACGCCGCGTATTCTTACTCAGTCTGGTCAGACTGGTTACATTTCCGTAGGTAAGAATGTGCCGTTTATCACCGGAAAGGTAACGGGCGAATCTGCCGGGGTAAATAATCCGTTTCAGACTATCGAGCGTCATGATGTTGGCGTTTCTCTCAAGGTAACGCCTGTTGTCATGGGTAACGGGCAACTAGTTCTGACTATCGACACTCGCGCTGATTCAATCAGCAATGATGATCAGGCATCCGATATTATTACTAATCAGCGCCAGATTCAGACGACAGTCCAGATTAAGGATGGTCAGACGTTGTTATTGGGAGGGCTTATCGATTCATCGTTCAGCAATGCCGAGCGTTCAGTTCCAGTTATAAGTAAAATTCCTCTTATAGGCTGGATTTTCAGTAGCAAGGCAGACAGCAATGAACAGCGTATTATGTATATTTTGCTTACAGCACATATCATTCGTCCACTTTGATGGATAGCGGGTAGGTGCGTGAGCCCTGCTCGCTATCCATCAAATGGACATTATTGATTGGGGTAACTAATGGATTCTTATGGGATTTTATCTGCTCTGGCAGAACGAACGATTACAGCGGAAGAAGCAAAAACAATGACACTTGCAGCCAGAAGTTCTTCGGCTCAGGTAAATGAAGCATCACTTGCTCTGTTACTGATTGATAATACTCTGGATGCGATCAAAGCAGCTGCCAGTGAAGGGAAAGGATACACTTTACTTCCTTCTTATGAGATTTCTGTAAAAGCCATTGATTTAGCAGAAGAATTTTTAAGGAAACAATGCGGCTATGTTATTGATAACCAGAATGGCGTAAGGACGGTCTATTGGTTTATATGATAACCCCGGACAATGACAAAACTTGCTTTTGTTAGTGTCAGGGGTTGGCCAAGCCGAACAATTCTGTTTTTTTTAGCGTTATTGCTGATTCGGCGCGGCAGCATTACGAGGAGATAAAATGCAATTTTTCACATCCAGCGATACTGTAATGTTATGTGCGAAGACCTGCGATCGCTGTGGTCGCCATGCGAAGACGGTGGTAGATGACATTGAGTTCAATGAGTTTCTGTCTGTTAATCACTTAGCTGGATACGGTTCAATTTTTGGTGACAGTAATCGCTTAAAACTGGATTTATGCCAACATTGCCTGAAAGACGTCCTGGGCCAGTGGATTACGGTCTGTGACCAATGACGGCACCGGTAACGCCAGTTCCCGCCATCCTTACCATTGGTGCGCATAATGTCAACGCGTTATGTTGAAAAGGCCGCTGCGAAAATCGAATCCCGCAGCGGCCTCTTTAGCATAACGTCATTGTGCGAACCAATAGCTACTTTTTCGTATAACTCTCTTCGCATTTAGCCAAAAACAGCAGATTAGTAGCGGTTAAATGAAGGGTATAACTCGCTAAATACTCAGGAACTTTTGTTATTTCTGCCCC